CGAAGCGGGAACCGTTCGGGCTGCCCGACCGCATCCCGCCGGAAGTGCTGGTCATCAGCGCCGGAGTCGACTGTCAGGACGACCGCCTAGAACTGGTCTTCCTTGGCCATGGCAAGGGCGATGCAGTCTTCATCCTATCGCATCATGTCATCTGGGGGCCTGTCGATTCCGATGCCACTTGGCTCGACCTGGACTCGGCCCTGAAGACCATCTGGCGGCATCCGGCGGGCGGGATTCTGACCTGCGACGCTTGCGTGATCGACTCCGGCGACGGGGGCCACGCTGACCTTGTGCATGGCTTCACCCGGTCACGGTTCGGGCGGCGTGTCGTGTCTGGCAAGGGCGTGTCAGGTTTCAGCCGCCCCTTCCTTGCGCGTTCCTCGACCAAAGGGGCACCGCTCTTCCTGATCGGGGTGGATGCGATCAAGGCCCAACTGTTCAACCGGCTGGCCCGGGGCAATGCCTTCCGGTTCTCTGCCGATCTGGAACCGATCTTCTTTGAGCAACTGACCAGCGAACGCCGCGTGGTGAAATACTTCAAGGGCCAGCCCGTGCGGCGGTTTGAACGCATCGCCGGGAAGCGTGCGGAGACACTGGACGCCACGGTTTATGCTTTGGCGGCCCGGCAGTTGATCGGCATGAGCCTTGACCGCCGGGAAGAGGAACTGGCCAGCGTGACCTTGCCCAAGAAACCCCCGGCAGTTATCAAGTCAGCATGGTTGAACAGATAAGACTACAATGATTTCAATAGCTTAAAGTTCAGCAAGTGCTCCGTTGAGCGTTTCCCATTCGTCGCTTAGCATTAGGATTACGAAGCGCAGGGGTATGACAGCTTCCGCAGCAATGTCTTCAGGAGTCTTGTGACCAGCTTCGACGGCCTTTCGGGCAATATCAAGATATGCTTTGGGCAGCAGCAAAGGTAGGCACTGGTAGAGCGCCAGTCTATCCTTAGCCGCTTGTAGGTCCGCAAACCCATAGTCTTCTGACGAAAGAGGCCCAACAAGCTTATCAAGAAGCTGGCTCACTTCTTCTTCCGTATTCGTTTTCGCAACGCCCGGATCAAAGATGTGAACTAGCTCTTTGGCACAGATAACTCTTTGCCACTCAATGTCTAAGTGCTGCGAGTATGCGATATGCGTGACCCACTTGGGTTCACCATACAACGCGGGGCGAATACGAAACTGGCAGTATGCCCCTCTGATTTCTGTTGGGTCTATATCCACAGGAAAGAAGTAGATTTCGTCCTGTATGCCCATGCTGTTGATTTTTATAGATATTTCTTCCACCTCAATGGGCAGTTCAACTTCAGCTTCGAAGTGATGGATTAGTTCCTGTAGCATCGCTGCCCCAAAAAGAAGAAGGCCCGGGAAACCCGAGCCTTCACAAAATATTGTTATTGTTGGGCTTGTTCAACCCATAAGTGGACGTTTCTGTCGTCCAGTTACCGGCGGGGCGCTAGGAGTGCCTGCCCGCCAAGCGTTCATAGTCGCTTGCAAAGCAACCGCAGCAGCGCCTCCCAACGTTTCGGCAGTCAAACCCCTTCCCGTTCCGGGGAAGAATTTGACATTCTCCAGCTCTACTTCTCCACCGAAAAGCAGAGAATGGAGCCTAGTCTTTCCACTCTCGCTCATTGTATGCCCTCCAAGGCGTTAGTTGACGCGCCCATGACGACGGGCGCACGGGTTGTCAAGTCTCCCGACTATCTTTCCCACACAATGCCTCACGGCACAACGGGGTTGACAATCGAAATTTAGTGATTCGTTGCATGTTCTACACTGGGATACGGGCTTTTTTGTGCCGCTTATCCACAAGCAATCTTGACGTTCAGTTAATGTTCCAAGCGCAGGATTCAAGTGGTCGAAGGCTTGCAATCGAATGTAAGCGGGCTCACTGGCCCCACTTCAACGCCAGACGATCCAGCTTGGCGCAGAAGGTGGCGAAGTGCGGATGATCGGCACGAAGCCGTTCCCGCTCTTCTAAGGTCTGCGGCTTGGGGAAGCTCGGATGGCTGGTCTCGAACGCCTTCACGAGCGCCAGCGCCTCTTTCTCAAACGCCCGACGGCACTGACGCGGCGACCGGATGAAGTCATGGCGGCTGCGTTTCGTTCGCCCCGGAGTGCGACTGGCGGCTAGGTGACGGGCATATGGCAACATGGGGCGTCCTTCCGGGTTTGAAAAAAAGGCGGCGGGGCAACCCGAACCCCGCCGCCTCGCCTCGCCTGACTCGAGCAAGGCAACCCGGGTGACGAAGCCGGGGCGGGCAACTACCGCACCGCCCAGATACGTCTTTACCGAAGACGGTGCAAGGAGAAAGGTGATTGGCTACCGCAGGTTGCTGATGCAAAACAACAACTTGCACCGTTTTGGATTAAGACATTACTAGAGGGAATCGCGCCCTCTAGGAGTCTTGTCATGACCGATCTTGAAGAAACCTATCCCGGCCCGCTGGTCGTGGATGACACCACCGTGCCCGATGCCCGGGGCATCACGAAAGCCCTTGCTGCCCGTGTTCTGGCCGAACCCGGCTTTGAGTATGACAAGGCATCGAACTTCTGGCGCAATGCCGCGACGCGCGGCCTGTTGCACCCCTACTGCCGCCAGATGGCCGCCGCCCGCCCGCATTTCCTGTATCAGTTCGATCAGGTCTTCATTGCCGCCGTGCTGCACCGCATGAGCGAAGCCGGGTTTGCGGGTGATGAGGTCTTCACCTTTGCTTCGCTGGCGCTGAACAGCTTCCAAATCTTGGATCGCATCAGCCAAGCCGATCTGGACGCGGGCAGGCCCGTGCCGACCCCGAACGTTCGCAATCCCGCGTCTTGGGTGATTGCGAACTACATGCGCGGGTGGCGGGGCTTCGACTTCGAGTTCGCCACGTTCCGCCACAAGGACACTGGCCAGACGCAGCACCGTGGACGGGTTCACCATCAGGAAACCGCTTCTGGCACCGACTGGCACCTTGGGGCCGAATGGACCCGTCGCAGCGTCTGGGCAATCGAACTGGACCCGATCCTTGTTCACCTGACGCGCGATCTTCCGAAGGGCAACTGACCTATGGGCACCTTCGGCCAAGCCCTCACCCGCATGTTCAACCGTCCCGCGAAAGCCGGGGCGGTTCGGCGCTTTGATGCGACGGCGGGCGGGCGGCGGGGCTTTGGCATGGGCACCTTCCACCGGATCAACTCTGAGGTGGCCGGGGCAGGGGCAACCGTTCGTGCCCGTTCCCGCTACCTTGCCGCGAACAACCCTTGGCTCTCGCAAGCCGTGGCGAATTGGGCCGGGGCGCTTGTCGGTCCCGGTATCGTGCCCACGCCCAAGCATCCCGACGCAGCGACGCGGAAGGCGCTGACTGAGGCGTTCAACCGCTGGGCAGAAGAGGCCGACGCCGATGGTCGCACCGATCTTTGGGGCCTTCAGGCTGATATTGCCCGGGGGCTTGTGATCGACGGCGAAGCCTTTGTGCAGGTCATCATGACCGAAGACGGCCCCCGCCTTCGCATCATCCCGCCCGAACTGGTGGACGAGTCCATGACCCGCGAACTGCCCGGCGGCGGCGTGATCGTGCAAGGCGTGGAGTTCGACGGCGAAGGCCGCCGGGTGGCCTATCATGTCTTGCCGTCGCGGCCTCATGACCAGTTCGCCACCTATGCCCCGCCGGTTCGCATCCCTGCTGACCAGATTCTTCACGCCCAGAAGCCGCTTGCCGCCGGACAGGTTCGCGGCGTGTCTTGGCTGGCCCCGGTCATCCTGCCCGCGTCTGAGTTCGACCAGCTTTGCGACGCCCTGCTTCTGGGCGTGAAGATTGCCGCCATGCACGCGGGCTTCCTGATCGACCAGAACGGCACGGCGGGCGATACCTACACCGGCGAAGAGGCCGGGGGCATCCTTGAGTCCGGCCTTGAACCGGGCACCCTGAAGCGTCTGCCGACCGGAATCGACGTTCGCTTCAATTCGCCGGGGCAGGTTCAAGAGGTTGCCGCGTTCCTCCGCCTCAATCTGCAACAGCTTGCGGCGGGCCTTGGTCTGCCTGAGCACCTGCTTTCCGGCGATCTGACCGGGGCCAATTACAGTAGCCTTCGCGCGGGTTTGCTGCCCTTCCGGCAGCGTGTGGAACAGATTCAGTATGGCACCCTTGTGCCGCAACTGCTTCGCCCGATCTGGCGGCAGGTCATCACCTGGACTGTTTTGTCCGGCGATCTGGACGGCCCCGACTTTGAGGCCAGCCCCCGCGATTACATGGCCTGCGAATGGCTGCCCCCGGCCTTCATGCAGGTTGACCCCATGAAGCAGGTTCAAGCCGACGTGGCCGAGATGGAAGCGGGCCTGACCAGCCGTCGCAAGCTGGTGGCCGCCCGGGGCTGGTCCCTTGAAGACCTTGACGCAGAGATTGCGGCGGAGAAGCCGAAAGGGGGCACCGATGCTTCCTGAAGACCCCAAGGCCCGCAAGGCCGAACAGAACCGGCAGAGCCATGCCCGGCGGCTTGCCCGTCAGGCTGAAGAGGTCGCCGCGCAACGGAACAGCCCCCGCCTGACTGCCAGCATCGCCCGGGCCGCCGTGATCCGCCTGCCTTCTGGTAAGGCCCTGCCCGCAAAGGAAGCCCTATGGCTGAAATGATCTACACCCGCCGGGCCACGCTGGCCCCGTCCAGTCTCGACCCTGAAGGCATGACGGTTGAAGCGACCATCTCGACCTTTGCCGATGTGCAGCGGGCGGGCTTTGTGGAACGTCTCGACCCTGCCGGACTGGACGCCTCGCGCCTTGTCGGTGCGCCGGTTCTGGACGGGCACGCCCAAGGCAGCGTGAAGAGCGTCATTGGCGTGGTGGAGTCTTTCCGCATGGAAGGCCGGGCGCTTGTCGCCACCATCCGCCTTTCCGCTGCATCCGACGCCGCGTCTTCGGTCCTGAAGATCAGGGAAGGCGTCCTTCGCAATCTGTCGATTGGCTATGTCGTGCCCGCTTGGGCAGAGGCCACCGACCCGAAAACGGGGAAGCGCGTGAAGACGGCCCGCGCCTTCCAAATCCGTGAAGTCAGTGTCGTTCCCGTCCCGGCGGACCCGGGGGCAGTGTTTCGGAGTGAAGAAATGCCTGAAGACCTTATCGAGACCCCGGCGGCACCGACCCCCGCTGAAAACCGTGCGGCGATCCGCACCATCGCCCGTTCCGCTGGCATGACCACGGAACAGGCTGACGACATGGTTGACCGTGACCTGACCATCACGGAAGCCCGTGCCGAAGCCTTTGAGGCCATGCAGGCCCGCGCCCGCCAGACCCCGCGCATCCGCACCGTGGCCAGCCATGAAGACCCGGCCA